AACTGAGCCTTGCCTTTCTGTGAAACGGGTTTCATGCCAAATGCCCTCAAAACCCATTGTTGGGTTTATCTTTTGGTTGATCATGATACAGACCCGATCGTTCCACCATAAAGGGTAGATCCAACCTTAAACAAAGAAACAACCGTATAACCGGACGATGATAGACCGGGAGCAGTTCCTCCATTATTAACCCAGCTTGTTCCTGCTGGATATGTGGCGGTGTAAGTTCCGCCGCCATCTATGAGAAGCGTGATGGACTGGCCAGAGGTTAAGCTTTCGGTGTAGGTGGTGTTAGCTGTTAGCGTATGTGTTTGTATAGTTCCGTTTGACGCATCAAGATCGGGCGTCGATCCAGACAGGGCATAAACAGTTTCAGTATACTTGCCGCCAAATGTGACCCCCTGCATGACAAGGTCGGCGTTAGCATCAGATGCTATGGCTCCAGCACCGCCACCATCAAACTTAATAACAACGTCCTTGCCATTCTCTAAAACAACGCTGTTGTTGGCATTGTACGTTCCCTGAAATATGGTGATCGTTCTGCTTGCAGACAGGCTGTTCCTAAACCGCATGACCCGCTCTGCGTCATTAGGGGTTAGTTGGACGAACGCATCGCCACCAAGATCGCCGCCATCAATAAACTCTACGAAAGCATTACGACCGACGCTGAGTGTTCCATCTGTTATTGGTAACGTGTTAGGACTACCGGACGAGCCGGATGCAGACAACACGGTTTGAGCAACGCCAGCAACTGCCTCATCAATAATGTCGAAGTTAAGGTTGGTGGTGTCACCCCATGTTCCTGTCTGCTCGCCAGTACCGATCTTTTCGATGCCAAGCCTAGATGTATATGTACTAGCCATTATCTATCCCCATGACGCTGTTTGCCTAGTGTCAACGTCCGTATATGACGCCGACTGGCCTGTGTTAACTTGACTATATGACGCCGACTGGTTTGTTATCAACGGCAACCATGAAGTAAAAATAGACCCCACTCCACCAACGCCGCGAACTCCAGTTAAATCAACATCGGTATCTCTAATAACGCCGCTCGTAACGCCACTCGCAGCCACTCCTGTTGGAAGAACGGTGTATGAAAGTGCAAGGGTAACAGTGCCGACAGCGCCGGTTGATGACAAGCCAGATACATAAACCTGAGACGATGTATCGCCCAGATCAGATATTGGCCCAGATGAAAATGCCGAAAAGCCTAACATCTATTCATCCCTTTAAACTTGAGATATGGCAACCTGAACACCCTGAGCCCTTCCCCCGCTGCTGGTGTCAATGGTCGCCATGTTAACCGTGCTTGATGTGCCGCTTGATGTTGCGATGTAGTATCCAGCACCAGTAACCGCGTTAATAGCTGATGAGCTAAAAGTGGTCACATCAGTATAGGTCTCTGTAGCGCCAATAAAATTAGGCGTCACACTGTTTGCGTTCTGCCAGAATATCCCTAAAACCATATCGCCAGCACCAGCCGTGACAGCCGCAACAGGCCCGACTGGGCTCCCCCCCTCATCCCTAACCGATCCAACTACGTCTAAAGACCCGGCGCCAACTGAAAATATAAGCGCTGACGTATCTTCGCCACTGGTTCCAAAGGCTGTCATTGACGTGCCGCCATCGCCGCTGAGCGTTTTGCTATACAGAGAATACTGACCGTTTGAGTTAGCATACAAATGTCTCGTAAACCCATAAACATTTACAAGCTGAGAGTCGTTAAAGCTAAATCCGGCATCAGACGAAATGCAGAGCACAACCAAATCGCCATCTTCTCCATCAGGAATCACGATAGGGTTTGTAAAGTCATTGTTCTGGTTGTAGTAATTAACCTCATAAATACCAAGCGGCCTAAGAGAACTACCGGACGCCCTCAACACATGACTACGCTGCACCGACAGAAGCTCCGTAGATCACACCATTAACCGCCCACAGCTCAATGATATTGTAACCCGTGGTCTCTAGCGTTGGGGCGGAACCTCCGACCCACTGTATCTCTCTGGGGTCAGTAGGCGTTGTTGGCCAAGTAATCGTAAAGCCAGATCCATCGTCAATCATAAGTGTTACATATTCACCATCAGATAGACTTTCCGTAAAAGTCGTGTTTGCTGCTAGCGCTTTATACTGGATCGTTCCATTTGCCGGGTCTATGTCAGTGCCAGTTAGGCTGTACTGCTGCTCTTCTACAGATCCATCAACAACGAGAGATGAAACTGTTACTGCGCCAAGTGCGTCTTCGTAAACCGCCTTGGCCGCGTTGTATGTAATGAACACATCCTTTGTTCCAGACAACAAGTTAACAGCAGAGCCAGCATTACTGGATGCGTATATCGTTGTTCTGGTTAAGGCGTTTCCTGCTGAAGCATACGTCCCCAGCCCAACCTCCCACTCGGAGTTGACTGGGTCTACGATTGCGTAGTACGTGGTATCTGCATTTGACAGCACCGAGCTAAACGCCTGATAGCCTAGCAATGCACCGGCTAAGGAAATCCCTCCTGTGCCAGTTGTGGTGGTAGTTTCTTTAACCCTGTCAGCAAGAACAAGCGCCATGTTATATCCTTACGCAATACGAAGGATTGCATTTGTTGCGTCAGCCGTTGGGAACCGAACGACAAAGTCGCCCTCTTGGCTTGCCCTTTCAGAACCAAAATCTAAGACAAGCACGGAGTCTGTAGTGCCAGAGCCTCCGCCGGTCGTAGTGTTGTATATAAGGGCGCCCCGAGCAGTGATTGTTGCAGAGCTAAAGGTGACATCGGCAAAGTCACAAAGCGCTGTTGTGCCGCTCGTGGTTGGCGTGATGTTTGTTAGTGTCGCACCCCCAGCCGTATAGCCAGTACCACTAGACTCACTGGATGCGGAGTAATTGGTCGTTGACGCATTCAATGTAGCCGAGCTTGTGTATAGAGCTATCTTGAACGTGTGACCAGTAGATGCCGTAAAGTCATGCTTAGCCTGCAACAACTGTTGCTTGAATGAAGTGCACATATAATTGCCGGTGAATGCCATGCTTACAATCTCCCAATATATTCAGCAAGCTCTGGATGGCCAGAAGACTTTATCGCATTCTGGATAGTGACTCTGTCAGACTTCACAGCTTCCTCTAGGTAAAACAAAATGACCGATTTAATCCGATCTTTGTATGCTTCCGCCTGCTGCCTAACCTCTGGCGATGCAGACTCTGATATGTAAAGTATCTTTTGAATGCAGAACTCAGCCAGCTCACTCGGGCTAGATCCCCTGTTGGATGTTGTGTGAACTGACACACTACCAACGCCGGACTCAATCATGACCTTACCGTCCTTACATCCCCGCTTCTATAGCTGTCAGTTGTACTGTATCCCTCGCCAACACCTTTAATCCTTTCCAGAGCCTCTGTGTATCTACCAGAGTACAAAACCAGTAGGTCTTGATCTCCCTTGAGGAATGTGTACGCCTCGACAAGACAGCCATAAAGAAGGGCGGACTCGGCATTATTGCCAAGCCAGCTTGTGCCATCAGCAGAATTGGTGATTGATGTTGGCTTGTAAAAGTAATGAAGCTCAACAATGTATCCGGCATCCGGCGTCGGGCCCAAGATAAATGATGAGTCATCAAAAATAGCGTAATACTTTGGAACTCCGGTAGATGTGCTGACCGGATACATCTCTCTTATCGAGCTGACATCTTTTAACGTCAAGTATTCGTAGCCAGAATTGTCTACTGCCAACGAGTAAGGGGCAAGAAAGTCGGTGGGAATTTCAAGATACTCGTTGTTAATTTGAACCTGTCCGTTAACATTCTTGCGGAAGTCTGGGAGCTGTACGTTCTTTAGTATGCGGTCTTCTGCCTGCCTAATAATAAGAGGTAGGTTGGCAACAAACGTGGTCTCATTAGACTCGCAATAATCTTGGATGGCCTGCTTTAACGTGGTGAATGTAAGTGCCATTAGGTAATCTCCACCGTCACACGGCCAACCTTGCCAATCATATCTAGGCCAACAGTCCGACTGCCAAGCTCTGTGACGCCTCCGCCAACAGGATTCCAAGCAGACAGGGCGCGACTCTCTTCAACATTCTGATCTGGTCTTGGGTTCCTGAGAGACTGATCGTCAGACGCCTTGACCTTGCCTAGTTGTAGTTGGGGGTGGTCTTTATCAACAACATCCCTGCCAACAAGCAGGCCATTCCAGCGCTGGTTTTCTATTTGCTTAACCAGATCCTTCTTTGGATAACGGAAGCCTGTTCGATCACAGTACCCGTATGCATTCTTGCCTTCAGCCGTCATACAATATTATACCCGCCCGGCTGGATAAACAGCGAGGCCTTCTCTCTGGATGCATCAGCAGCAAGAGACCACTGCTCATCATAGACCGCCTTTAATGCGGGAACCATGGGGGCCGTCTCAGGGGTTTTAAGCGCCAAATAATAAGCAAGTCCAGCAACCAAACAGGGTAGATATCTAACGGGCATATCAACCGTGTTGGAAGCGGGCTTGCCAGAATCTTCTATCCTATCTAGGTAGTAATAGTTGATGGTATACGCTTGATCGGGAACAGGCCAAACAGTCAGTGTTATGCCAGAACTGGACTGGTCAACAAAGAACTGTATTGGCCTTCCTTGTGTTAACTTGTTAGTGATATGGGAATACTCAGACACAGAAACCCTTCGCATGGTAAGGTCTGACTGGTCTGCTGATCCCGTATTCTGCCTGAGAACCGCTTCAATGATATCTAGCTTTTCGCCCGTGAGAGGATAAGAGGCTGTCCCAGAGGTGAGGTTCTGAGACGCATTCTTAACAGTCCACAGGTTTAGGCCACGGTTCTGCCACTCAAGCATTAACAAGTCTAAGCTTCGACGTGCAGTCTTGTACTGATAACCGCCGCGAAACTCCACGCCGGTACGCTCGTAAGCCTCTTCAATAATGTCGCCAAGATCAAGGGTGAACGAATTTGTACCGGAAGTAGCCATCAGAATCTAT